TCCTTGTTTATCTGCTTATATCAGAGCTGTTAGAACCTAACATCTCCCGCCTTTGATTTCATTCGCCTGATTTTATCAACCAGGTCGCTTGATCCTTTTTCATCTTTCGGTGTTGCCACTTCGATTTCCACCGATCCGACCGGTTTCCCCGATTCTTCCGATGATCCACCAAGCACAGAACTGCCGATCTTTGCCATTCGCTCGAGCCTGCCCTTGAGTTCGTCGGCAAGCTGTTGCACCCTGGCGGCTTCCTTTTCGTCTGACCAGTCCTCTGACTTTGACTTCATTTCGTCAAGGTCGTTGTACAGTTCTTCGAAAATGTCTTTTCCCCCGGACAGTTCGCCGTAAAAATCTTTATACGGACTGACCATCTCGCCGTACTTTTCTGACATCGAAGAGATACCGCTCATACGCTGTTTCGAGTTGTAAAGATTGGTTATACCGCCGATGATTTCTTCGTTGACCAGCTTTGTAAGCGCGTCGATTTCCTCATCCATAGCCGCCATTTTATCAAGTATCTGTTTGATTACCGTTATAATCGGGTCAAGCATTGCCTGATCTTGCGCTTCGTCTCCATGTTGCATATTCATATCACTCATTATTACACTCCTTTATGTTTATACCGCTGCCGGTAGGTTTCCTGTTGGTCCCGCGACTTGCGGAGGCTGTACCGGAGTTTGTGCCGGTGCTGGCTGTTGCAGTTCCTGATTGATTTCGTCCATCATGGTCTTGAGTTGATTGATAAACGCCGTCAAATTGTTAAGTACTTCTAGCTTTTCGTCATTAGCATCAAGCCTGAAAAGTGTATTGATAGACTGATTAAAAAGTTGCTGAATGTTCTGGACTTCATAAAAGTAGAACTTCTTTTCCCCTGTTTGTGGGTTCACTTCTGTGGGTCCATCTTCAATAACGCGCTCAATGGTTTTTTCGTTTATGTCGTAAGCCGCAGTTTGGATGCTGTAGGCCTGTTCAAGGTCAGGCATCTCAAGCAACGTAGCCGCGATTGACGGGTCGATGATCTTCATGGCGATCAGCTTTTCGATCTGTTGCATCTTGACCGCCGGGTCTTTGGATAGCGAATTGCTGGCGCTGTACTGGATATTAAACATTTCGCGCTCTTTTTTAATATCCTTCCACGTGATCGGAGAGCGTGCCCTGCGACGTGGGAGTACATCTTCATTCTCCGGAAATATGTCAATCATCCTTTCGGCTATGTCTTTCATGAATCGAATGTAATTGCTAAGCATTGTGTTATGTCTTTCGGACTCCACATCTTCAACGGTCTGCAATGCAACGCCAGAGTTAAGCCCGGAAGGTTTCTTTGCCTGTGCAGATAGCTGGCTTATCCCCACGATGTTATAAAGTTTCTGTTCGAACATTTCCAGAAGTTGGAGCCACATACTATCAATCGGCGCGGGCGTTGTTACTGATATCGGGTTTCCACCGTTAGCCTGCATGTTGTATTCAAACACGTCCCCGATCCGGGCGGCGGCTATCATGCTGGCTTTAACGTCGCTTCCCCGAGGAACGAAAACAAGATTCGCCGGCGACAAGTTCGCGCTGGCTGAAATCTTATAAGTGATATCGTCGATCTGCTTTTGTATCCGGTAGCTCACGTCTACCATGGAGTCAGAGAATGAACCCTTTAACGGTTCCTTGTAGTAAATCCATACGAACGGCGCTTTGTCATATTCAATCTTGCGCTCTGCGATAAGGTCAGTCCCGATAAACTGGTATTCAACTTTGTTTATCAAGTCCCAATAAATGCGATAATCACAGTACGCGTTTGGTGTATCCTGCAAGGCTGTTGCATATATCGAGTCATCTTTTATAACATCTCGCAAGGAGATAAGCGGGTATTGTCTCCGTCGAAGTTCTACCCTGGTCAAATCCCCGTGAGTCAGTTCGGCGGCATCGTAGAAAAACTCCCACGGGTGAACCATCTCGATAGTTTTCTTATTGTCCCGAATCCAGAGCACGCCCATATCGAATACCAGCGCGTCGGTTATCGCATTGACTGACTTTTTGTAAACGTCCTGTTTGTCATAGTACTCATCAAAATAAATCTGTGCGTTGCGGCAGGTCTTGACGGTCTTATACGTCCCGAGCACCGGGTTATAAAACGGGCGCACCTTCGTCTGTGAAAGCTTGCTGACCGTAGTATCAACGGCAGAACGCAAAATATTAAGCGACGGTATGTTTCCGCTAAGTTCGTCCTGCTGCGAATAGTACGCGATTACATTGCCGTAAATGTTATGGATATCTTCCATGCGGTTATAATTGTTATAGTACCGGTTGTAGTTCCTGCGATACTTAACATCCCGTCTGGACAGGAAAGATTCCATCGCGGTCATGTCCCGTTGGATATATTCAAGGCTCCGCTTAAGTTGTTTCATTAAAACGCCTCTGTGTAGGTTTTTTGCAGTTTGTCGAACTCATCGGTACGTTTAATGTCGAGTTTTGTCCCGTCCTTGAAGGTTACGGATATAACAACTCCATGATGAGCGGAGTTTACAAGGTCGCGGATAATGCCATAATTGATAGTTTCGGCTGTCATAGCGTCAAGTTGGCGTTGTTTTTTCTCCGCATCTGCGATCTGTAGGTATGTTTTTACTAACAAAGGTACGTTAATCATGTATCCCCTCTGTATATATAGTGTCACTTTGAGGGGTATTTTTAGAGAAAAGTGTATTATTTTGTATAATTAGTTAGATTTTCGGTAGTTTATCCAGATATTCCGGCAAGCATAGAGCACCGCGTCGGTAGTATCCGGGTGATATGTGTCATCGTCGATGATCCTTGTCAGTTCGTCCCTTTCGTTGCGTTTCCATACGGTTTTCAGCGCTTCATCTGCAAAGTTTGCTGTTGGTCGCACCTTAAACAAGCCTGTTCGTACTTCTTCTTGTAGTATCTCGACGGCGAAATCCTTGTTCGCTTTGTAAGCATCCAACGTCGGTAACCCGAATTGTGTCTGTAATTCATAGCTTATTTTCTTACCAGCCCCGCCAGTATCGGCATAGATATAAAAGTGCTTTTCAGGTATTGAGGCGAAAATAGGGTTCGTGTTTACGTAGGCGATCCCCTCTTTCATCTTATCGGCAAGCTCCGTCACGCCCGTCCGGTTGCCCTTATGCTCAAATATCACGAACTTTTCTTGTGTCACCTTCGAGAATAGCACAATGACGAACGCGTCCGAATCCTCGTACCCGTAGTCAAGCCCAGCGGAGAACATCAGGTCGCTGCGCGGCTGGCTGGCGATCCATTGGGTTAGCTGATTGTCGTCAAAGTAGTTGGCATTGGTCAACCGGTAGACTTGCGCGTCGTCGTCATATACGCACATACCCAGGTATTCGCGCTGAAATAACGGGCTTGAATCGGTCAGCCCCTTTTCTTCCTTGATCTGGTCGAGTATCTTTGCATGGTTCTTGATAAACGGATTTACCGAAAGATTCCAGTTATATTTCGAGGCTTGCTTCTTTTCGTCATTCCAAAGGACTTCCCAGTATGTCCCGCGCACCCTAGGCCCCGTCCCCGTAAGTATTAATGTTCCGTCCCGGTCAATAAGCGTCGGTTCAAGAATATCGTTAATCAGGTACGGTAGTGAATGTTGACTCTGTACTTCGTCTATGACGACAATATCCCACGCGAACCCGCGGAACTTCTCCCGGTCGGTTATCGTATTGTTACCCTTGAGCGATACCATCGAACCATTGGATAATTGTATCAGCCCTTCGGTTCGGTCTTGCTTCTCTATCGAATAGCCCAGCCCCTCGAATGACTCGAGCAAGCCTTTCCAGTACATGTTGATTGCGTTTTCATGGGTCAAGCAGACAATCAGGGCGTTTTTGTTGTCCTGAATTGCCACGCTGGTAATCTTGAGTATGTTCCCTTCGGTCTTTCCGGCGCGTCGCCCAGCCATGCAGAGAATCCGGCGGCAGCTGTCCAAAATTATACGCTGCTGGACGTTATGCCCTTGTTTAAGTATGCGGAACTGCTGAAAGTCCTCATCTTCACGAAGGGACTTGTTCAACGATCTGTCTATTGATTCCAGTATGTTCTCACTGAAAAGCCGGTCGGTCAGTATCTTTGCCGCCCAGCCACCCTCAAGGGCAGATTTTACAAACTCACTTTTCCACGCCGTAAGGAAAGGTAGTT